AGGCGCTGTCCACGTACTTAGATGCCAGGTTAAGAACCTTGACGTGGTCAAACACCGACAGCTCGTCTGCGGTCTTACCTTTGACACCAAAGTCTCGGTAGCCGTAGTCCTCGATGCGTTCTACTCTGGGGCCATCAAAGGTCTGGATAGTCCTGTCGTAGTAGTGGCTGAACACTGGCTCTATGCCACTAGACACATTGTCTGCGGATAGACTGATTGTCCCTGTAGGTGCGACTGACAACAAGTGACTGTTGCGTATACCGTGCTCACGAATGTCTGCTCGGATATCATCTGGCAGCGTCATGCAGAACTCACTGGCTAACATCAGTTCCTCGTACAACGGAAACGGGCCTTTCTCTTTGGCCAGCTCTATTGATGTACGATAGACCTCGTCACGTATAGTTCGCATGATACGCTCTAGCTCCATCATGAAGCCATTGGATCCAAACGTGTAGCCCAGCGCCTCGATAGCGTTTGCAACACCTGTAACACCCAAGCCCATACGACGCTTTGATTTAGCTTCCTGTTCTTGTTGTGGTAGTGGGAAGATGGCACGATCGACTACATTATCCATTGCTCTTACGACCGCTGGTATGTCTTTGATTAGATTACTGTAGAGAAACGCTCTGGCGCCATGGGCATCAGTGTGCACGTACTTCACCAGGTTAAACGACCCAAGCAAACAAGCGCCATTCGGTGGTAAAGGTTGCTCGGCACATGGGTTGGAGCTGGCTATAGTTTCACAGTACCAAAGGTTATTCTTTGCGTTGATGCGATCCATGAACAATATACCTGGCTCTGCCCAATCCCAGGTGCTGCGTAAGATATCATCCCACAGTGCTCTAGCGTCTACAGTTTTATGTACCTGACCTTCAAACACCAGGTCAAAATCTGTGCCGTCTTTTACTGCTTGCATAAACTTATCAGTCACACCAACACTCATGTTGAACTGTGTCAGATCAGTGCTGTTGTTCTTTGCGTGGATGAACTCCTGGATGTCAGGGTGATCAACTCGCAGTACGCCCATCTGTGCGCCACGTCTATGACCGGCAGATGCAATAGTCTTACATATAGCATCATAAATGCCCATAAATGACATTGGGCCACTAGACTTACTGTCCAGGCTTTTGATCAACGTGCCTTTGGGTCTAAGTGTACTGAAGTCGTATCCAATACCACCACCCATCTGCATTGTCTTTGCAGCGTTCTTAGCAGCATCCATGATGCCGTTCATACTGTCGTCGATTGTTGCAGACACAAAGCAGTTGTACGGTGTTACCTTGCGTGGTGCTCCCATTGCAGACTGAACACGACCAGCCGGTAGAAACCTCTGGTTGTACAGTATGTCACGAAACTTATCGAAGTGCCTCTCGTCGTCTTTGAGGGCTTCTGCTACCCTGGTCATTGCCTCTTTGAATGACTCACCAACCGACCTGTATTTCATTGCGTGGATCTCCTCAGATATAGCAATGGTCGGGCCGTATGGTGCATTGTTAGTTATGTTCTTTAGCATGTTATATGTCTTCTTCTTTTTCAATTGTTTCGATTAATCGTTGTAGGTACCATGAGCACTTGCGGAGATCCTCCAGGCGTTTTGCTTTGTACGGCCAGCGCCACATGTACTTAAATGCGTTCTGCCAGAGATAAGCAGCGTGTCCTTCGACGCCACTTCCGTCAGCCATTGCTTTCATTGCATCGATGCATTCCACGCTCCCATTATTGTAATGTCGTGGACGTTCTACTGGGTCATGCTGCTGATCTTGGTGCATTGCTTGGCTCCCATAGTTTGATGCTTTCGGTCTTTGTGTCCCAATCAGTGTGACGTAAGATCCTGGCAAGCTGTGCTTGTACGACGGCATCCGCTTGTGGGATGTCCTTCTTGGCGTATGCTTGTGCTACTAGATCCCATGATGGACGGTTGCCCAGGATCTTTGCTGCTGTGACTTTGCCAACACCTTTTAGTCCGGCATACCCATCCGTAGGGTCACCTGTAAGTGCTTGCATCAACCAGTTCTTGTCAGCTTCGTCCTGGTCAATTGTCATGCGTTCTTCAGACTGAGGCCTGTAGAGACGGCACGGTATAGACATCATATCTTTATCGTCGCTGATAATGATGGTGTTGCTGCCTGGTGTGCTACCAAGGATACCCAGGACATCATCTGCTTCCATCTTAGGAACAGTAATGTTGTCGTAGTTATCTCTAGCCCACTGTACCAGGGCTTTGTATCCAACAGGTTTACGTGTTTTCTTCCTGTTTGATTTGTACGCTGGGTAGATGTCTTTTCTAAAGTTCTCTCTGTCAGAGATCGTTAGTAGTACCTGGTCAGTCTCAAACTTAGCGCAGAAGTCTAAGATGTTGCTGCGAAAGATATCCTTTGCAATCTTTAGATCTGCCCATAGGCTCCAGACGTCATCGCCCCAATCTTGTTCTTGTTCTGCTGCTGCACATGCCCTGTATAAGTACAGGTCAGCATCAATGAGTAGTGTGGTTTCCGCTGTCTTCAAAGACGTTCCGTAGAATTTCATTTAGCTCTTCCTTAAATTCCATACCGATTTCTGTTATTCGCCATTTGTCATCCCACTGGTCATCACCGATGTTGTTTGTGATGAACCCTTCAGATGCTGCTATGGCGATGACCATTGCACCTTCCCTTGAGAAGCGAGAACCAACTTTAAATGGATCTCTCCAGGCACGATCGATTACGATGTACATGCCAAGGGCAAGGATGATTGATGAATCAAGATTAGTGGGTATCAGCCCAAGTTCTGCTAGGCGCTGAATACTCGCTGTCGATGGGGATTTTTGTTTTGAAAGCAACTCCTGACTGCGCTGCCAATCGTTTAGTGATAGTTTGGACGCCATGTGATATCTCCAATGTTTTACATGCTATTTGTACTTCGTCGTGAACCCACGCTATTATCTGTGCGTCACGGCCGTACTTCTGTTTCAGTTCTTTGTGGACGAGCTGCACCCATTTTTTACAAATGATTGCCCCACTTCCTTGGAGCAATTGCGATAATGCATTTCTCTCGCTGCGTAAGTATAAGTGTCTGCCGTCGATACCTTTGAGGTACCCACGCTTTGCAGCTCTAGCTAAGTTACGCTTGAGTTCAGCAAACGCTGGCACAGCTTTATCGTATGCATCTTTCAGCTTGGCGCCTTCCTTTGCACCGCCGCCAACAACAGCTCCTAACCTTGGATTGCCTGCTCCAAAAATCATAGAATATATGGCGGTCTTGGCTGTTGGTCGATCAACACCAAATGCTTTTGCGTTGTAGCTGTGGATGTCGCCTTCCAAGATCTGCTTGGCGTATTCACCGTTGTCGTTGAGGTTATTGGCCAGGCACCTCAATTCGAGTCCCGACAAATCAGATCCGACCAGGTACCAATCTTTAGGCACTGTAAACAAGCTGCGGCACTCTTTGCCATATGGGCTGTAAGTACCAGGTACTTGACCAAGGTTTGGCCCACGGTGTGCTGCTCGGCCCGATATTGTAGCACCAGACACAATTGTATGTCTGATCTTACCGTCGTCATCGACCATCTTTAACCAGGCACCAGCGCCTTCAGCTAACATCCCGATACGCTTTTGTATCAAGAAGTATTCAGCTAGACGCTTTGCTTCTGGGAACGGTAGCTCAGACAACACAACATCGTCTATCTTGGCTTGGCCAGACGCAGAGAACTCTTTGGGTTTCCACTTGTACTTATCGACCAGGCACTTGTGTATGTGCTGCCTCGATGCAGGGTTAAACGACACGACCTTCTTCTTGATGAAGATCTCACCTTTGACGTACCCTAGTTTAGCGTTGTTAACTTTGGGCAAGAACTCAGTCTCAATAGTCCACGGTGGGAACAAGTCGTCTAGCTCTGTACCTAGTTCATCACGGCGCTGGGCTAACTTAGCGTATAGCTCTGACGCTGCTTTGACATCAAACGTCCAGCCGTTGTTGCCAATCTCCAAACAAATCTCAGCAAGGTCATGTTCCAGGTCAATGCTCTCCTGGGAGAACCCTGCTTTCATAAACTGGTTGTAGATGGTCAACGTCACAGATGTATCTTGCAGACAATAGCTGCCCATCTCTTCGCTGTAGGTTTCCCAGCCACCGTCGTAGTCACCTTTATGGTTACCAGTGCGATAGCCCCAGGCAGCCAACGAGTGGCTACCCATGTATTTCTTTGGCAGCTCCTTGAGCAAGAACACACTAGTGGCGTCCTCTTGCATGAGGTTAGCTCTGATCAACCGAGACAGCACTAATGTGTCAGTGATCTTGGCGTTGGTTGTCCACTGTGGATGCAGCTTACGGATCACTTCGTTGTCATATGCAATACCGTTGTGTGCGATGATCTCGTCAGCTCTCTGTAGTATATCGAGTGCCATCTGGATCTCACCAGGGCC